TCCATCTTCATACGCTCTTGGCCGTCTTGGAATCTTCTCTCAGCTTCCTGCTCTGCCATGACTCCGGCCCCTTGCATCGATGGGAGTTCGTCCACAAATACTATGCCCTTAGTGGTCATAATAAAAGGACGATCCCCTCCGTCGATAGGGTCGCCAATTCTTGTCTTCAAACGTACTTCGTTAATACTTACTGCTCCGGAATCTTGATATCCAGTCCAGTACCGCTGCTCGCCTTCCAAGTCCCGAATATCTAGAGGGACGTGTTTTAGCTCAACCATCGTAACCCCGAGACCCAAACGGAATATCTTGTTGATACTCTCGTCTGCCTGCCTTTGTGATGGAGATACGATACGGTCCTTGTAGATTTCCGCTTGAGATAAGCCTTTACCTGAACCGAGTTCAGACGCTTCGGAGATTCCGATGATAGCTGGACTAACTCCGTGCGAAGTCATAATATGCTGATCGTGATTCTTCCTAGTTTCTTGAAAACTAGATTCAGTAGGTTGGGAATCTAGCTTTTCAAATCTAACCTTAACTTCACCCCGAATAGCTGGAACAGGTATGATTAGAGTTTTGTGCGGCTTACCTTTAACATGAGTATTAAAGTAGTCCATAATGAGTTGCTGTACAGGAGCAGCCATCTTTGCCCCTTCGATAATAATCGCATATCGAGGAACGGTATTGTGTTCAAAAAACTGTAGGACATAATCTCTAATATTTACATTAGACATAAGATCGCCTAATGCGGGAACTACGTCAGTCATACCATAATAAATTGTATTGCTATGATGACGAGGTATCCAAATAAGTTCATTAGCTGATTTTTTAAAGTCGTTCGTAGGTTCCCCAGTATTCCTATCTATCATATTAAATTTTTGGGCTGCACTAAGATCCCCGTCTTCAATTGGATTATACGGAGAAGCCTTTCCCGTAATTGGAGACTCTCTACCTGGAGTTACTACCTTATCCCCAAAATTTTGGTAGTAGATAAACTGACTGCCTCCAATTATTTCAACGAATCCTCCCCATCCTCTGAGAACTCTAACCCGAGGGGCTGGAACGTGGGCAAAATGTCGGACTTTCATATCGGCTGACCGAATAACTTCGACGGCTCCCCAACCAATAGCCTCGTAATCCATCCAAACTCGTTCAAGTACCCCCTGAAATCCAAGGATCTTATTCGCTTCTTGCATAAAGTTTCGGATTAGACGGACTTCTTCACCTGCTTTTTCCGTTTGTGCGTCGTCAGCCTTATTAGAATCAAATAACTCGTTTTCCTTAGTGCTAGTAGGTTCTAGAGTAAAATCTCTGCCTACCGCATCAATCATTTTCGTTTTAACACATCGGAAGTGTGTGGGGTCTACTTCAAGAAAAGAAGATAGTACCTCTGGTGGGTAAGGAGGTTTAATTACCTTCATATCCCCTAAAGATACGGTACCTGCCGGATTTTCAGTGAGTTCTCGTTGAGATTGAGAAGTTCCCTCAACTGTTTTCATTACATCCCGAAGTGATGTTGGGGACATATCTTCCCCAACAATCCTCTCCTTATCGAAGCATCGCATAGAATGCATCATAGCTGCATTAAGAACATCCTTAGATGATACTACTTTATCATCAAGGATGAATGCCTCATCGATAACGGGATCTTCACCTGGCTGGTGTGCAAACGTTTGCATAATGGCAGCCAGAGGCCCTTCCTCTAAGACTTCGACTTCTGAGCTATTGTTATCAGCCATTATTTTTGGCTACCTTTCCAAATCTTATAAACGGTGATAAGCAATGCACCTGTGCCAGCGAGAACCGTTGTAATACCGGCTTTTTGCCACTCATCTTTATCAATCTCATTCGCCATAATAAACATGGGAATAAGGGCTACACCCATTACCAAACTCAACTCAAAGATTGATTTGGCCCAAGTACCGAAGAACGTAGCCATTTTCTTAGGAGTAGAATCAGTAGATTTTATTTCAGGGTCGTTGTGAAAAAACATCTTAATCCTCTTTAGGATTCTTAGGATATTTAGGACAATCCTTTTTTACATGCAAAACTAATCCTTCAATAGCACTAGTAAGCCCCCCAAGTTTTTCATGTGTGTTTTTGTGCATTTCAGTCGAATGATTCCTACCCTCTTGTAGTTCATCCTTGAAGTCTTCCCGTTGCTTATCCAAAGAAGTTTGATATGCCACAAAGAGTTTTGGTAGATACTGCGTAATCAACCAAGCGAATACCCCAATCATCACAGCGGTAGCAGTAAAATTTCCCGCAGACTCAAAAAAACCTGACGCGGGTACTTGAGAGAATATCATATTAGGGCCTTACTGTTTAACCGATGGAAACTTCGATTATTTCGGAGTCTTGAAGAATCATACACGCCTGTAAATCATACGAATCTGCGTGGCGTTGATGGTCTTTACACTTTGTCCATTCGTATTTCTGTTTGCCCTTTGTATCCTCTACGATTTGCCGAACTGGCCCACACATCTCAGTCACATATTCTCCGCTTATAAGACTACTGTAATTTTCAGGTAGTATATTTTTTTGCTTGCGAAACTGTGAGAAACTTCTGTCTAGAGCCTCGGTCCTATCTACATTAATAATTCGTGATCGAGTATCTAAATTCTTTCGCCTATCCGTGCCCTCACTCCTATATCGACAAAGCCAAGTATCGCAACCCCGTTCGGAGGCGGATTCTTGGAAGTCTTGAGCTAACGTGATTTCGGGCATCGAATCAACTACGCATACTTCAATATTGTATCGTTCAATTAAGTCGTGCAATTCGTCTATTTCCCGTATCTTCCCGACAAAGACCATTCGACGATGGCCGCGAGGTTCTAGATAGGAGATTCTAACGTCGAATACTTTACCAATATCCACTCCCATAGAACAGGGGCCTTCGTGACAATCCCCTTCAATATATGCTCGGGTTGGTTCCGCGATGAGATTAAAGTCGTCTTCAACATTACGATCCAGTAGATCGACCGTGACTTTATTTCCAACCGCGTTATACGGTAAGCCTAGATATGAATTGTAGAACACCTGCATAAGCATGGGTTCGTAGAAAGCGGCTTGGAACTTAGTCCACATTTCTGCTACCGAGTTAATCGGTGAGCATAGCATGGAAATGTGATATCCTTCAACCTGAGAAACTTGCTGGGCTCGCCATTCCCCGTTTACGCTTGCCCGTTCAAGTTCGCCCCCGCAATCGGGGCAAATGATCTTAATGTCTCGTCCGCAGCCTACTTCCCAATCTGGATCTAGTAAACTGTATCCTACGACATTCCCATCCCTATCCGTGTTATCTTTTACGACAGAAACGAACCAATCTAGCTGATGGTATTCTCCACAAGCTCGGCAAGGAACGTACCATTCTCTTTTATCAGAGATGTTAAATAGTTTGTTGATACCCTGATTCTGGATTTTCGGGTTTCCGAGATATCGTTTAAATTGGTACTTCGATGCTCGGAGACGATCTAATGCGTACTCAACGTTGTCCTGATCGCATTCGTCTACTTCATCTACTACAAGCATGTCACCGGGGAATTCTTTAAAGTCGGCTAATACATTTGATCCGACGTATTTGATTACGCCTTTACCAAAAGATTTAATAGCGACTGAATCGAAGAACCCTTCCCCGATAATACGCTTGTATTCAGTAACGTTTTGGACTACGCGATTGATTCTGTTTTGAACGTACGTTGTTCGAGTCTCGAACTTCGGAAGAACGTAAAATACCGATAGACCAGACATTGCTACTGCAAAGTGGTCTATTACGGCCCATTCTGATTTAAACGATTGTACTGAACCCTGTAAAACTATTTCTCGTGAGAGTGACCCGTATAAATCCCTAATATGAGGATAATGTACGAAATCCATCTTTTCACCACGAGTGTTTAGATGGTGGTTACTGGCAAAGTTTATACGGATATCCCTAACCTTGAGGAGTTTTTCAAATACCTCAAGCTCTCGTCGAGAAGCTCCAGTCAAATAATCGGAGGCGGATTCCGTCATTCTACCTACTTTGATTTGAGTTTATGCAAACGTTTGCATTATACGGCAGTTAGGCGACGACCTTTTGCGAGTAACTTCTGTACATCTCCTAGTACTTCCTCGTCTGTTCTATCGTCGTCGTGCATTTCTTCTTCCTTGCCGACAACATCACCTTTAAGAGTGTGATAGATTTTGTCGGGTTCTTTTTGCAATACTCCCGTTTCGAGCATCAGTCGGATGGCAGCCCTGTCACATTTTAAAGCGGCGTCCAACCACTTAACTTTTATGTGCCCGGAATCGTTGTTGGCTTTTCGGGAAACTTCTCCGGTATCAGGGTCGTACGATGCGGCCTTTGAATCTCTATCTAACATGGTTAGTTCGTAGAGAGCTAACTCTTTTAAACGATCAATAGATAATAGTCGTTCAAAGATGATATTAGCTTTAGGCTGCTGCTCGATTTCTTTACGAAAATCTTCTGCGTAATCTTGCATCCACCGATAGACGGTGCTAACAGATACCTCAAAGATTTGAGATATTTGATGGACAGAGGCTCCTCGCATACGCCATTCAAAGGCATCGCGGACCTTATCCTCTTTAGAGAGACCCCTAAGAGCTTTAAGCCGTGTGGGATCAACGCCCGCAACCGGCTCCGAAGGCACGATTGGGGCTTCACGGATTTCTTCAGGACCGCCGACGCCAGCGGCCTCTAGAATACTAGTAATGGCAGATTTCATAGAATTCCTCCACCACTAATTCTAGCATACTTAAGAAGTCTTGTCAATAGGCTTTTTCTAGGCTATCGTCGATTGAGTCCTTCATAAACTCTGTCATAGTTTCGCCCGATTTACTAAGCCTATCATGTACCTTTTTTACGAGTTTTTGTAGGTCTGCATCGCACATGACTACTGCAATCGTAGATCCTTTAAAGGTGAACATGAGATAGTCCTGGTCGATAGTATCCCCGCAATCAGCGAAAATTGATCCTATGATATCGCTAATAGAATCTACCGCGTGCTTTTCCCGTTTAGATTCTTCGACAAGAGCATCGAGAAATGACGAATCCCGATCTTCCTTTTCTTCTATGAAATATCTTTCAAAGTCCCTCTTACTTCTAAAACCGAATACTTGATGCATAGTATCAAGTTCGTATCCCTTACTTGTCAGGTCTTTGACCAACTCCGTGAACTTTTGAGGATTAGTTACCCCTGTCAAAAGATTCCGACGCATCGTTTTAATTTTCTGGGCGTCTTCGTCCCAATCCTTATAAATTACGCAAGGAACTTCTTCGTATTTAAGTACCTTACAAGCCTTCCACCGATGCTCCCCGCCGATCAGTACATAATGTTCTCCCTCGATAACGTCGCACGTACAAGGACAAATTTGACAAGGGTGGTCGAAGCCGTCCTCCTCAATTTCCTTTACGAGTTCATTAAAAGTCTCCTCGCCTTGCTCGTTAGGATTCCAAGCATTTGGGTGGATCTTATCTAAAGAAATTGGTACGATGTCTTTTAGTTTATCTGTCATTCTAATGTTTCTCGAATACGGGGACTGGTTGTTCTTGGTTATCGTCAGCGTACTTTCTTATCCACTTCATTACGTCCCGCCGAGTTAGTTCGGCACTGGATGTACTAACGTATTCCTGACATAGCCCTTGAGCATATCCAGGCTTGTATTTTAATATACCTTCTACGAATTCGTCTAAAGTAAATGTTGGCGGCATTGCTTTGAGTACGTGTGTCAGATCGTTAGTTGGGAGTGTGCTAAAATAAGTTCCGTCTACTATCTCGTTCCACCAGGCGTTGAGTTTGGCTGTAGTTGTCTTCATCCCGTAACGCCATTCTATGTCCTCCCGAACCTCTTTCATCATTTCTTGTGCTTTGTGCAAATGTTTGCACGCCCACTTGAGTAATGCCCTAGCTTCTTCCTTAGTCTTAAAGAAGAATGGATAGTCTTTTCCTAATGTAGCTACTGACCAAGGTTTTCTCACACACAGGAAAACGAGTCCACACATTATTTGCTCAATGAATCCTATGGGAAGTCCTTCAAATTCCGACCATGACATAGAAATGTGGGCTTGAGCCATTCGCTTCCAACATTCCTCTTGACTTAAATCCGTGTCAATCTGGACTGTTCTTAATACTTGCGATCCCAAAGAGCTTCCGCCCAAGCGAGTGTCACCACCAGGAGAGACGACATCGATACGCATATCCATCCCCGATACTGCTCGGAAATCCCAAAATAGTTTGATAATGTCATCCCAATGCTTGTTCCCAACCAGACGCCCGCCATAAAATAAAGTAGTCTTATCATTTTTAACTACGTCCTTAATAGCCCCGTTAATGCGATCAACTGCCATTCCTTGACAGCATATCATAGCGTTTTTCTCGGCCTTTTGTATAGCGGTAGCTGAGAAGTGTCCCCGCATTGAGTCGAGACCGATCTTTTTTTCGTAATCTGTAAGGAACATTGTAGGACATTCAGAGTATCCTAGACCCCGTAAATGTAAATCAGTATCAAATAGTTGATCGTGACTGTCGTTTTTCCCTAAAGCCTTTGTTATAAATGTACAAACAGGTATCCGGGCCTTTGACCGCACGTTCGTCATCTTTTGCTTGAGAAGTGCGGCTAGTGGACTTCTGGAAGTAAAAATTAGGTCTACCGGCCATCGTCCATACATCCTATGAAAGTATTGATCTACTTCACTAGGCCAACTAGTATGAATAGTATTATACTCTACATTATCCTCAGTACAAATAAAATTCATATTAGGAAGTCGCAAAGCCGAGGTGTTTGCACTCTTGCCCAAAATGAAGTGGAAGTAGTGTTCAGGCATAGCCCTAGCGATTTGCCAGAATACTAAAAAGCACGATTCGTGACTAAGGCTTTTTTTAGATATAGTTGGCAGAACTAGTATTCTCATATTGGTCCCATTACCCAGTCGTTATCGATCCATCCTTCGCGGGTAACGAAATCTAAATCGTGCTCTAGTCTAAATCTATCTACTGCAATATCTACTCCGTAAACGCCGTAATCATGTCCTGTAATGTATCCTCCCGATTTAATTTTCGGGAACCAGGCCATTAAATCTCGGTAGCACCCGTCCGTGCTATGGTCGGCATCGACATATACGAAATCAAAGTAACCATCGTCAAATTGGTCCTTAGCAATGGTGGAATCCTCTTTAACTATATGAATTTGTTGTGCAAACGGTTGCAAATTCTCTAGGCATTTTTGAAACGTTTTTACACCGTAATCGTAGTTTTTAAACGCCTTAGCAATACCGTCCTTATCCTGACCCGTATAATCCTTGTTGTGCCGTTTCCAATGTAGTTCCCACATATCCACGCAATACAATTCTAAATTGGGAGCCGTTCTACACATTATTACAGCGTGATGACCTAAATGAGTTCCTACCTCTGCCCCAAGAATTTTTTCGTGGTCAGGGAATAGGTTAGGGATATTATCCCCAAAACGTTTGGCTTTACCCCCCTTTACCGTTTTAGTAGCGATAAAAACTTTCTTGAACTCATCCGGCATTTTATTCATACTTGTAATCTCCACTTGGTTTCAAAGAGATCAGCTTTAACCAACCCCCCGATTTGGGGAATAGCCGTCATAATATTATCATGGGCTGTAAAGCCTAATCCACCTGCCAAGTCATAGGATACTTCGTAGTCTCTTTGGTCAGGGTCGATTTGAGTTTCCTTTAGAATTATTTCTAATGGGAAGTTTAGTCCTACGGCATCTGCGATATTTTTTTTAGTGTAGCTAAGATCGGGCGAACCTACGTTTATTACTCGATTCTCTATTTCATTGTACATAGCCAAAGCAAATAAGTAAAAGCGTGCGATATCCTGCACACTAATAAACGTTCTTCTAGCATGGCCCTGATACATGACAAAACATTGATTGCGAATTGCCTGATAAATAATATCGTGTAAGAGTAGGTCGAACCTCATGCAGGGAGATACTCCGAAAGCGGTAGCGAACCTGCCGCATATTGCACCTGCTTCCTTAGCTATATGCTCCCCGTCAAGTTTAGTTTGTCCGTAAGTTGAAAGCGGCTTACAGGGATACGCTTCATCAGCTACTCCCTCGACTTTACCGTAAACTGAGCCCGTTGAAGCATATATAATAGGTTTTCCTTGGAATACCGTTACTACATTGGATGTTCCAGTTACGTGGACTTCCTGAGCTTCTATAGGATTCTTTTCGCAGATAGGGGCTCCCACTAACCCAGCTAGGTGTATGACAGCATCACATCTACTGCCTACCTTCTTTAGAAATGTGTAGTCTCGAACGTCCCCCCGAACATAGTGAAAATCGTGCCTACAAGCCATGTGCAGGATCGGAGAAACTCCGTATTTAAATGTGTCGTAGACTGTTACTTCGTGACCCTGGTTTAATAGTTCCTTACAAAGAACGCTTCCAACGTAACCCGCTCCGCCCGTTACCATTACGTGCATTATTCTCTCCCTAAATCAAATATCTGTCCGTTCGGTCCAGTATCCGTCTGTTTGATGAGAAACCGTACCCAATCGATGATATCTTCCGGTTGCTTGAATTTGTTATTACCAGACACTTCTCGTTCCGGATTACCTGGGGTATTTACTCGCCCCGGCAATAGGATATTAGTATTATACTCTAAACTGTATTTTTGTGCAAACGTTTTCACGTAAGAATGTAACGCAGCTTTTGACATAGAGTATGCAGTGTGATGTACCGTAGGATGCATACCTGAGTAACTGCCAAAGAAGATAATGTTACAACCCTGCCTGAGTTTACCCTTACTCCGTAATTCTTCATTAAGGTTCATAGGACCGAGGACATTTATATTTAAATGCTTGGTAGCTTCTGAACTAGCCCATTGACTACTTACTCGATTATTGTATCCCGCACAGTGAATAAAGGCGTCGAATATGGGCAATTCCTTAGTTTCGATATTCGCGTAGTTTTCAAAGTCTACGTGAGTATGTCTCCGAGAATTAAGAGGTTTTCCTCGACCAAATGCCCAAACGTCGTCCCTTAGTAAGTTGCGTGAAATATACTGTCCTATTCCGCTTGTGTGTCCGGTTATTCCTACGTTCATTTCAACTCCCTAGTTTCATAGCACATATTTCTTGGTTCGTATCTACGTACCCTAATTCTTTAAGGCATAATCGTAATGCCCGTTTACCCATCCATCTGAAGTCTATTGTTTTACGAGAAGTTTCTCGCATTAGTTCAAAACAATCTTTTAAGGTTACTTCTTCAGGAAGTTGGTTGTTACTTACCATATCGCACAAATGTCCGTAAGGAAATATCCCCCGAACTACTTTACGATTGTCTCTATGGTTACTGTACATAATCTTATTAAGTAATCCGTAAAAACTATTTCCTACAGGACCGTAATCGTGATTACGAGTAGATTCTTTAACGCTTTCACCGAATTCGTCCTGAATTCTTGATAGTCCTTTACATGCCGCAGCTACGATAGGAACTGCCCTATGGTCGAAATGTTTCAATCTAATAGGATACTTACTATCGATCCTATCGTTAATCCAAGCTGCGTTATCGTTACATATCGGCATCATCCCCGCCCGCATAGCTTCCATAGATGCAATGCCAGTTCCCTCGTAATCCGAACACATCCAGAGTAGGTCGCCACGTCCGAGAGAATTAATGTAATCTTCTTCATCTGCGTGACTGATGCAGTCGATGAAGTCTTCATTAAAAGGGATCTCTCCTTGAGATACTAAAACTAGTCGTACTTCTACATCGCGGAGCATTGTACGTACTTGTTTAACGATATCTACCAATTCGCGGACGTGTCGCTTGGCTTCTCCCGATCCGCCGTGGAATATATTAACTTGATTCGTTTTTTTACGCAATGCCCGGAATTTTTCAAACTCGATTGCCCGTTCGTCTATTTTATCGTAGTTGATTGCAAACGTTTGCACATGCGTATTATGTTTAGCCTTCTGTACTTGAACCGGACTTAATAACTCTTTGTAAATACGGTGTAAGTATACCATGTCATCACAACTAGGAACGAGACAAGGTTGACTCGCAGCGGACGACGCAAGTTCCATAAGTACGTCGGGTTCGCGGAGGGTGTCCATGCTTGGA